TATGACCCTAAAACACGAAAGCCGCTTCTTAATCACCCTATATACGGAGAAATGGATGGTCCGATTATCCCGCTTCATGACTTAGAACAGATGGAGTCGGAGGCTAAATCTCATGGCTCTTTGTCTTCATTGGCTAAAGAGATGAGAACTGACCTCGCTTATTTACAATCTCCGCATGGTCCTCATCCCGATGAAGAAAAACCTAAGTTTTGGCGATTTGATAAGGGTGGTAATCATACTATAGGACCAGCAAAGTTTTGGAGTAAACCTTTCGCTCAAGTTGGTGGTGCTGATATGACTTTGGCTACTTACAATGAGAATGTACACAGTGTTGCTCATAATGAAGACGAATTAACAGAAGAAGAAAAAATCGAACAGGCGTATGCAAACATAGCGAGTAATGAGCCTGTGGATATTACCGGTGGGGCGCAAAACGAAGACACTGCACACATCCCAACTCCGTTTCAACAAAAAAAGAAAGACATGTCATCCCCCTCTACTTCGGGGTTATTTGAAGTAAATGAGCAACATCACGGCCAACTACACCCCAATCCAATTAACATGGCTTTAGGGATGCACTTTGGGCCGGAGAAATCAAGAGAAATAGGACAAGTTGAAAAACAAAAAGGAGGTGCTACCAAGTTTGTAAGGTTTCAAGACGGTGATATTCTACAAAATCTATTCTCACCTGCTAATGCCTTTACAAAAACCAGTAGCGGTGATAAGCATAATTGGACATTACATCAATCAACTTACAACCCTCAACTACTACATTCTCTCCGTACAATGAGTAATGATGAAAAAAAGAAACTTAAAGTTGATACTATTAAACAAACTTTACATTCACATAATCCATTAAAAACATCTCAACCCGAAAGCACCTATGGAGCGCATACATCGGATGCACCTATTGGTGAGAAAGCAAGAGCAAATCATTGGCGAAAAACAATGTTGGGGCAAACATTAGACCCCTACAAACCGCAGAAAAACTCGGTTCAACCATTGAAGGACTTAATGAGTGGAAACATTCCTGTAAGTTTTGGAGTGGACCATGAGGATTACATGGATTTTTTGGGGTGGGGTGTTAAACAACCCAATTTTAACAATGTAAAAAACTACATTACTTCGCCGGATAGCGCAAAAGCCTTGCGTATTTTGACAGCAATAGCAAAAGAAACTGGGAGTAATTCTCCTAATCGTATTCTAAACAACATTAACGATTTGACAGAAGACAACCCAATGTATGCTGATATTAAACATCGTATGGAAAAAGAGGGTTCATACCTTAACGACGGGGATATAGACGAACTTAAAGGGTGGTTAAATAGTTTTGAAGTACAATTACGGCAGAAAAAGGGTAAAGAGGCGGAAGCGAAAAACCAACGCAGTAAAACCAGCATTCAAGCAACAGAAGACACAACATTTACTACAAGAACTATTGACTCCGCATTGAAGTTTGGTGGTATGCTTCCTGCAATGCAAAAAGAAAAAGAATTGAGTGAGCGATTGAATGTTATTACTGAAATGATACAATACATGGATTCACCGGAACAGGTACAATCATTAAGACGGGAATTAGATGAAGGGCAAGTAGAATTGAATAGGTTACAACGCCGTTCAAGTGAATCTGCTCTTGGTAAACAACCTACACGCTGGAAAACCGATGCTGGTTTTATTGACAAAGTGGCTAAAAATAGTCGTAACGCTGTCCTTGAAGCCGCAAAAAAATTATTACCTATAGTTATGGAACATGACCCAAATCATTTTGACATTAACGACCCGGAGAAGTTTATGGCGAATCATAACCGTTTAATGTATGACGCTGAACGGTGGCTTGCAAATGCAGACCATAGTGTACACGGTATCAAAGCACCTGTTTACAGAACATCGGATGAAAGTAAAACAGTTACTTCAAAGCAAAAAGGCTTTCATCGTGATGTAATGAGTCACATGCTCGACAACAGTTTTGAATTAAACGGTAACATGACACCCGATGAAGTCTTAGAAGGTATGGGATTAGAAGGTAAGACAAGTCAACAAAAAGCACGATTAAGAGAACATGTACAAAAAATAATTGATGAGTCAAATGTAAGAGAAGTTCCGTTGCGTGTTGCGACTGTCGGACAGTTAATGACGAGTGGTAATTTTGATGACGAGTTTTCACTTCATCGTATTCACGCTGATGAACAATTCGCTCAAGACTATCAAGACGGTGGAATACACACTGCTATTGATAACGCTCAATCGAGAACTAAAAACTGGAAAGCACATCCTATTCATGGTATAGTAGGTACTGTCGGACAGCATAGATTTGACTCATCGCAATATGGTAGTAATATGTCAAACAACGGTTTATCCTACTATCCAGCCGGTGGTAAACTCGATGTGCATAACAGATTAGGTGCTGGTAAAGGTGGTAAAAAGCCTTACACGAGAAGAACAAAAAATTACCTTGATAGTATTGTAAGTTTAGATATTGATGCTGTAAATGCTGATAATATGACACCTACGCAAGAAATTGTGAGAACGCTTGGTATTAACGGTGAACCAGTACCTATTGGTGGGGTTAATCCTTCTTCATTCGGAATTATGCCTACACACACTGGTGCTGATGTAGTCCACTCTTCTGCTGTCCCTCAACAGTCATCATTTGGTATCGAGTTTGATTCTCAAGGACAACCATCGGTCGGTACTTACACTGAACCTCAATTATACCATCCTACTTGGCAAGGTGCATTAGAGGAACTCCACGGCACAGATATGACAAATCATTTGTTGGAAACATTACCACCACATCAAAATCCTACTCCACCTTTTATGGATTATGACAAAGAAACTTTTGATATATTCGGAGAAAACAACCCTACTGCTCTTAACTTGAGTGAAATGAGTGAATATATTACTTCTCTTTTAAATCCCGATGTGCTTTTGACAAAAGCCGATGATGCTGAATGGTGTCCTCCGGTAAGACCGATGCACCGCATATTCGATTTAAGTGACCTTGAACACCTAAGAGGGTTTAGCGGTTCATGGGTAGTCAGTAAGTGGTACGATGGTAAGCGAGTTATTATCGTACAAAACGATAATGAAATCACTACTTATGATGAAAATGGGCGCAAGGTTGGATTAAAGAAAGCATTCAAAGAAAGCCTCGCTGAATTAAACGACAATAACTTTGTCATTGATGGTATTGTAGGTGAAGAAGACTTGAACATTATTGATATTATCAACTATGATGATACCAATGTTGCTGAAATGTTAATGCATGAACGCATGAAAGTTCTAAGAGGGCAGTTCGATAGCCATGAAAATGTCATCATTCCCGGCCCGCATGATACAAAAATGACTGATGATGAGGGTCTTGAAGACGCTGTTAAAATCCTACAAGAAGACCACGGTATAGTTTTGTTACGAGATAATAAATCCACATACATGAAAGGAGAGCGTCGTCATCCTAAGTGGTTGTTATTGCGTGAAAGTCGTGATTTTAACTTTATCATTCTTGACCGTCGAGGTAAAGGACCATACACATATCAACTTGGTGCAGGGCCGATTCTTGACGGTGAAGCATTAGGTAATCGTGCCGTCACATACAAGAACAATTTCTACATGGATGTAGGTACAGCCCACAGACAACAAAGAACCTTCAAAGTTGGCGATATAGTAAGAGCAACTGTAACAGGAGTTACAAAAAAGCGTAGAAAAAATCGAGATGTGTTCAATGTACAAGTGCGTGAAATAGAAAGTGAAGGTGAAGGTGAAGGTGCGGCCAGTGCTGAATCATTAGACCTTATGACAAAATCGTTTGCACCTTTGCTTATACCCCATGATATAGAATACAATGATGGTGTATTACAAGTTATACTCAAAGGTGTAGATACAGTATCGTATCAAGTTACACATATGGATGACAACTGGTATCTACATGACCCTTCTTCGGCTTTAGGTGATTTGACTAAATCGAATTATTCTCTCACTCTTGCTGAAAGCCTTCATCCGTTTTGGCATTCAGTAGCACCGTTGATGCTTGACGGTCATCTCGTAAAAACAGAAATGGATGAAAAGAAAGTGCCAAGTCGTAAAAGACAAGAAGAACAATCAGCCGGAGTTCTTGATGCTAAAGACGATAACCGCCTTCTTAAACCATCAACTAAGAAGGCTCTTGATGTAATTAGTCGTGCTTTAGACAGACTCGCTAAAGAAAAACTTACTTGGACAGGGCCGAAAGGTTTGGGTATTGACATGGCTACACCGGTAGAATCACCAAGTGGTCCTACGAGATTAACAGAAGAAAGTAACTTACCCGACTATGATGGTAAAGTAAGACCGGATGAAAAGGATGGTGTTGATTCGGATGATAAAAAGAAAAAACCCATTACGCATGTTGAAATGAAGACTGATGCAGACGAGTCTATCGTTTTAGATGATGAAGACGGTACTCCTACTCTTTCAGTGTGAAAGAAACATTCTATATACCATGACAATGAATCGGAGGGTAATGTTGTCCTTAAAGCGACCCACCTCCGGCATTGCTCTCATTAAGGGCAGTTCCGATATGGTTATCGCTGGCTACGCATCAGTTGAACTGGTGGACAAGCAAGGCGACCTTATTACTCGTTCAGCACTAAAGGATGCATTTGGCGGATTCATGAAGAGTGAGAAGTTCCGTAATGTTCAACTCGCTCACTCAAATATTCAAGTTGGAGAAGTTATTGACTCCTATGTAGATTCAAATGGTCGGATGTGGAAGTCCGAAGTTGATGATGCCGGTATGTTTGTCGTTGTTTCACTTCGCAACGATATTGAAAAGGCTCGTGAAGTGGCCGCAGAAATCCGTAAAGGTAATCTGCAAGGATTTTCCATCGGTGGACAAGCATTCAAGAGAGTGCGAAAATCGGATGGGGAACATGGAGACTACCAAGAAATTAGTAAAATGGAACTGCACGAAATAACGATATGTGAAAAAGGGATTAACCCCGAAGCGCAGTTTCGTATTTTAAAGGAGGACACCCACATGACAACAGAAAATGATTTGAATAATGTAATGAGCAGACTTGAAGCACGACTTGACGCTATGGAAAAAGGCGAAATGCCTCCCGGCCTTAAGGAACATATGAACGATAAAAAAGACGATTCCGACGATGAAAAGAAGGAAAACCCATTCGCCGCAAAAAAAGACGAAGAAAAGGATGACGAGGATATGAAAGACGACAAAATGTATGCAAAGAGCGAGTACAGTGATGTAATTACTGCTGAATACCTAAACTGGATGGAGGACACTCTCAAATCCGCTGGTGTTGACACTATGCAAGCACGAACACACTTCGATAATTTGGAAAAGGCGCAACTTGGCGGCTTCGACAACCCCGATGCTGTTGATGGTGCTGACTACTTCGCCGGACAAGTCCGAGGTCGAGGTCAAGAAAACGGTTCACCTTCAACCGGTGCAATCTCCGCAATCTCTTCAACTGGTGGTAAAACACCATCCGGCGCACTTGGGCCTGTTTCAATGGCTAAGGGTTACATTAACCCAAGCAATGTTTCAGCATCCGATGTTGAAGCCGCTTACGAAGTTTACAAAGCCGCCGCAATGGAACAAGGATTCCGTGGCGACCTTGAATCTCAATTCGCATCTCGCTTTGCAGAAGAACAAAAAATTGCAAAGCATGAAGCAGAAAAAGCCGAGTTCGACGCTCGTGCGCCTCTTAACGAAGTCATGAAGTCAATTAACGCACTAAGTGAGCGTATTGATAACATTGGTATTCAAGGAACATCAATTCAAAAGTCGGCTTCTTCATCTAATGTTGAAGTCCCATCCACACAAGACTTGAGTAACATGTCTTGGGATGAAGTACACAATCTCGCCGGTTCGGTCATTCGAGGGGCTTGAAAATAAAAAAAAATAATGGAGAGTGAAATATATGGCACGAGACTACATACGAAGCGTAACTGACATGGAACGGTACTTTTACGGTGCTGGCAATGCAATGGGATATTCCTACAGCGGTAGCGAATTGCTCAAGGCTGACAGCCCAATGATGAGTACTACAGCAGGAACTTACCAAGCGATTTATGGTCGCAAGGTTTGGTCGCAATTGAACCAAGAGTTCAATGCATTCTCAATTCTACCAAAGCGACCTTGGGAACGCAGTGGATGGCGAGTCATCACTGAACGACCTTCGTTCAGCGTTGGTGGCGGTGTTGCAGAAAACGCAACTCTACCGGACACTACCAAGCCTACCTTCCAACACATTGCCGCAAAGCCAAAGACGATTGTTCACACATTCGACATGAGCGAAACCGCAATGTTCCTTGCTGACAAGGATGACGGACTGGGTGACATTCGCTCAATCCTCAAAGAAGAAATGGGTAAGCACCACGCCGAGCATATCAATAAAATGTTGCTCGTTGACAAGGCTACCGTTGCTGGAAACGATTTCGAGTCTCTTGACCGTATCGCTACTGGCCTCGTTGCTGGTTCAGCAGAAGACATCTACTCGATTGACCGAAGTGAAAACTCTTGGTCTGTTGCAGAAGAAGACTCCAACGGTGGTACTGACAGAACTCTTTCTCTCGACCACTTGGACAGTATTTTCCAAAAGTGTTGGACTCGTGGTGGTAATCCAAAGGTTATCCTCACTGGATATGACACTTTGATGCGCCTTCAACAACTTCTACAATCGCAACAGCGTTTCATGGAAGAAAAGCGTATCACCCCTACCTACAATGGTGTTAAGGGTGTACCGGGAATTGAAGCAGGATTTATCGTTGCTACTTACAACGGTGTTCCTATCATCCCATCTAAGGATGTTCAAGCAGACACATTGAGCCGTATGTATTTCCTCGACACGGATTACCTCTACTTCTCTACTGCTATCCCAACGCAATACTTTGAGTCCGGTATCGAAACCGGCGACCCATTCGCAATCAACCGTCTTGGACAAGAAGGAATGTATCGAACTATGGGAGAACTATGGACTACTTTCTTCGGAGGACACGCTTCAATTCGTGACCTAAAGTGATGGTGATTGAGAAAAAAATAATGGAGATGAAATATTATGGCAACACAAACAGAAGTACACAAAGGCATGACAATCAGTTACGAAACTGGTGACTTTACTGACGGCACAGTTGATGTCCTCTTGGACCTTGACTTGCGAACAGGAACACCAAATAGTGAAACAGGTTGGTTGGATGGTAACTCCGGTGGTTCTTACCCCGGTAATCTTACAGGTTTCAAAGCAAGTAACGCTGACGGCAATGCCGCTGGTAGTATGCGCTTGATTACTGTTGCATTCACACTCGCTGATGCGGCTGAACAAACAATGGTTTTCACCGCTGGTGTTTCAAAAATTATTGGAATCCTCGGAACTACTTGTGCAGTAGCAGATAAGACACTATCCGCTACCTTTACCAATGTAGGTACTGCGGCTTTTGCTAAGACTGGTGGCGCACTTCCGGGCCTCACTCTTCACGGTGAAGCGGCTGGCGCAGGAACAGTTACAGCAATTGTACTCAATTGAGGTGGGCTAAATGCCTACTGTTACCTTTTTAGGTCCGTTCTTTGAGCGACCGATGCGACATACAATGGGTATGTGGACTCGTGGTGAAATAGTCGAAGTAAGTCAACAATGGCTTGACGAATGGCGACATACACTGCCTACTTCACTCTTTTTGATTGAAGGTGAAGAAGAAAATACCACAGACGCAGGTAATGACGGTTTACCCGACACAGGGTGGAGTCGTAAAGACATTATCACATGGTTAAGGAATAAAAATATCTCGACAGGAAGCGGTTATCTCACGAAGACAGCCGGACTTAAACTTGTAGAAGAATATTTGAATCCCGCACCCGTTGAGGAAACTTTAAGTCAAGTCGAAGACACCACAGAAACAACAGGAGATGAAGAATAATGGCCGCAAGCACAGCAACAATTGACCCCCGACCAAGCGTATTTGGAGATAGAATGATTATAACCGGTAGTTTTACTGCTGGTGACACAGGAGTTCTCGCAATTGATTTAAGTTCCCACTTTTCAAGCATTGATATGGCACATGCTAATTTTGCAGGTGACATCGCCCCAATGACAATCAATGATACAGGTGGTGCTGGCGACCAACAGGATGTCTTTATCAACCCACTTTGTAACATTGATGGAACAAATGTACGCATCGCATCCGGTTTAGTCGGACACCCTCTAATCGCCGGAACTTTCATGGCAATCGGTCGTCGCTCTTGAGGTGATGACAAATGGCTTCACTGACTAAAGTAGGCGTAAAGTGCTTTGGCCCTTTTTCACCTAAAGAAGTAAGCGCACCTGCTACATGGGCGGCGACGGTTGAAGACCTTATCCAAGCGGTTGCTGATTCAAGCAGTACGAGTTCTGTAATTGATACCGAAGTGTTTCCTGTGTTGGGTAACATTTTTGTTATGGTGACATACCAACTCGCTTGAGGTGAGTAGGTATGGGATTCGATGTTCGTTCTCTTGACCTTAGCGACATGGTTCGCTCGAAGAAGCAAGGCGTTAAAGTTGATACTGACTACGGTTCTTCGGCTGTAACGAATGAACAAAACCCACTTAAGGGTATTACATCTCAACAGCGTAACCGCAACCGTAATATCGGTGATGTGATGAACATAGGTGCGGGAACACGCTGTAAGCACTGCGGCTTTCTTCATTTTCTATGGAGAGCCACATGTGGTAGTTGCGATAAACCAATGGAATATAACTTAGAAAATCGTGACGAAAAGAACAGGTTGTGAAAGGATGAAAGTACTAATTAAAGCCGTAATGCCTCACCGACAAAAAGTTCTTACTCAAGACGGCCAAGAAATGCGCCTTCAACAATGGGCGAACAAGCAAGCCGCTTCTGCTCTCCGTGGTGCTGGCGGCGATGCTCAAGGTGAACAATTCTCACAGTCTCGTGATATGCTCATGAGAGATGCTGTAGAGAACCCGGACAAGCATGGACTCAAGTTTATGGGCGAGAGGCTACCCTTTGAGGGGCAAAACCTCCAAGAATCGCTTAGTGAACCTACTTTTGACAACGAGGCTGATAAAGAAATAGCGGATTTTCACCATGAAGAAGAATTACGCACTCATGGTAAGGATGAAAGCGAAATAGAAAGGGATGCTCGTTATCCGGGTGGTGTTAAATTACCCGGAGAAGAATTGCCTAATTTGTTTGACAGTGAAGGTAAACTCCGTGATGGTATGCCGCCCGAAGAAGAAGAGTTCGACCCCGATGCCGAGGCTGAACACATGCGTCGTATCATGAACTCTCGTGATGTTCCTATGCGTGATGCTTGGAGTATATTGAAAAATGACGAGAAATGCCCGATTCATGGTGATAAATTAGAAATGACAGGCGACCATGCTCTTGATAATGAGACAGGACCATCGTTCTGTCCTACTTGTGCTAACATGACAGATAAAGAACGGCGAATGTGAGGGGGGGGTAATGTATGCCAATAGTATTCAGTCCCGGTGAGCCGGAAACTCGGCCTCTCTACCCCTCCGAGACTGTGTACACTACCGCCCAAAAAGTCGCTGACCTACTCGACATTGGCCCAAGTGAGGCTGTTCTTGTCAGTTCCGACAGTGCTACTGATGGTGTGTTTGTCACTGGCGGCGACTATCGAAGTATAGGATTCAGTGTAGGTGATACCATACTGATATACTCCGATGCTGACCCTATGGGTTTTGAAAAAGTTATTACTGCTATTACCAGTTCAGCCAGCGGTGTAAAACTGGCTTTCAGTGGTAGTATTACGGCGGCTGACTACCAAGCGGCTGACAATACATATGTGCAAAATCAAGCATCGTTTACTGATGGGCGCACTCGTGGAATGACGAAAACCAAAGTGGACCATGTTATTCTCAAAATGCAAGACCGCATAGACAATCTTACTCGCAACGCTTGGCGACCTTATTTGGTTTCAGCCGAGTACATCAACTTCGATACCTACAAGCCATACCGACGACGATACTATACTGATTATGTCGGCACTGCACCCCTGCTTTTTAGGAATATTCAGCAAATCCTTCGCCTTGAACTATGGCAAGGTGCTGATTATCGTGAAATTGGTGCGGCAGAAGCCCGTATCAAGTTCAATGATGTTTCCGCCCTTGCTTCGGCGGCTGTTTACATGTCACCCGGTAATGGTAAAGTAGCCACTCTCGCTCAAGGAACGGGTACAGGACAGTGGCGTGATGACTTTGATGCCGCTACCGTTGCTCAAAACTTTGCTGATTTAATCAATAAAGAAGACCGTGTAAGTAAAGCGGCTGTTGACTTCTTAACAACGGGTGGTACAGGTTATACTTTAGAAGGCTCAACATCTAATGTTGCTGTTCATAACGAGTTCTATGCTACTGCAAATGCTGACTATGGTACTGGTGTAGTCAAAGTTACAAGTATGCGGGGTGTAAAAAGCGGTGAAGTATGCAGTATGGTTACTACATCCTCGGACATCGAGATAGACCAAACGCAGACAAACAGCACTACTTTTTCAAGTCTTGATTCTACTACAGTCAATGTAGCATCTACCACAGGTTTCGTAGATGCTGGCGTGGCTATAGATGCAAGCGGTGATGTGTTCCAATATACAGGTAAGACCGCTACATCATTTACAGGATGCGTAGCGGTCACAGGTACTTTAGGTGCTATAACAGGGACTATCACTCAACAATCACTCTTGGTTGACCTACAGGGTGGTAGTGGTAGCGGTGACAGCGCACGACTCCGTGATTGGTGGCTCGACCATGAAATGGGTATTATTTACTTCAACAACTCTTATCCTTTCTTTGAATGGAATGCTATTAAAACAAGTTACATTTACGGTGAAAGGTATTTAGAAAAGGCCATTGAAGACATCTGTACAAAAATGGTAGCAATTGAATTACTCATGTCCGATGACCGTTCAGTGCTTATTCCCGAAGGAACTCAAAACATTGACCTTGCCAGCAAGGTGCAACTCTACCAAGCCGAGATTGACCGAACCCTACCAAAGTATGTTGAAATGGTGGTCTTTGAATGAGCGTGAGAGAGTTCACCAAAGCCGGAGACAACTTTCACACTCAACTTACTCAAATGTATGTTAAAGACAAGCAGTTGCAACAGCAAATGCGAGATGAGTTTACTCAAGAACCCGAAGACTTTCGGAAAAGAATGATGGACATAGAGGCTACTGCTCAAGGATTACAGAAAACTGATAGTGGTTACTTTAACACTTCAAGTAGAAAACAAGCCACTGACAAAGAAATGGAAAAGTTACTGAAAGCCACCGATGATGCCATGCTACGGCAAAATCCAAAAATGGCGGAAAATAACCTTCAATTTAAGGATGGTTTTATTATTCCTTTACACTTCAAAGAACTTAGCGACAAAATAGAAGGTGGTATCTAATGGTAGCGACATGGACTGAATCACTCGATGTTGTCATAGGTTTATTTCAAACTGAATGGAATAGGGCGAACACCAGTAATGTACGCCCCGTAGTGCTTGATATTGCAGACACTTCGCCGGAAAGAGGAAAGCGGCTTGACCTTCAACGGCATGATTATGTCCTGTGCTACGAGACAGCGCATAACGAAGAAGCACCCGAATTATTCTACGATTTTGTCACTTCTCGTATCAATATCACCGTTGACATGCGAACAATTAAGGGTAGGAAGCATCTGCAAGCACTTGAGAACGAAGTGCGTAGGGTAGTTCATAGTAAGCGAAAGGGGGATGGAGTAAGTTTTGACCGTTTAGTTTTCAAGACCCGCACCGACCTTTCCGACCGTAGCAAGCAATTATTCCGCATGACATTCCAAATAGAAGTAGTAATTCTCGCAGAAGCAA